CAAATGATTTAGAATCTGGTGCGCGTAAAATGCATTTCGGAAGAGATAATCATAAACATGGATTTGATAAATTAAACCACAGAATTAATCGTTCCATGACTCCTTCTCACGTTACAAAATCTGGCAAGTTGACTAAATCTTCACAGAAAGGTTTAAAGAGTTCTTTGAAAGAAGAAGAGAAAGAAGGTCATGAGGATGCTGCACAAGACAAGAAGATGATAAAAGCAATGATGAAGAAGAAAGACATGAAAGAAGATATCGACGCACTTCTACAGGGCGAGAATCTTTCTGAAGAGTTTGCTTCTAAAGCAGCAACAATCTTCGAAGCAGCAGTTAACTCAAGAGTTACTGAAATCGCCGAAGAACTTCAAGTCGAACTTCAAGAACAATTCTTTGATGCTATCGAACAGATCACAGAAGACTTCACCACAAAGATTGATGACTACCTCAACTATATGGTTGAGGAGTGGATGAAAGAGAATGAACTTGCAATCGAATCGGGTCTACGTACAGAAATCGTTGAAGACTTCATCGGTGGAATGCGTAATCTATTCATTGAACACTACATTGATATTCCAGAAGAGAAGGTTAATGTTGTTGACGAGTTAGCTGCTAAAGTTGAAGAACTTGAGGAGAAACTCAATGAAGAAATGCATCGTTCTATTCAGTTCAAGAAAGAAATCAATGAACACAAGAAACTAGAGGCAGTACAAACAGTTTGTGAAGGCCTCACGCAGACTCAAGTAGAAAAAATGAAAACGCTCGCAGAGAGTGTTGATTTTACTACTGAAGAAGAGTTCGCAGAAAAACTAGAAACACTTAAAGAAGCATACACAGGTACTTCTGGTGTTAAGTTTGGCGAAAGATCTGCACTAGAAGAAGGTATCGATGTTGAGGAAGTGAAAACAGATCGTGTTTCATATGACCCACTAATCGATGCTGTCGCTAAAACAATCTCTAAATCTGTTATTAAATAAATAAGACAGACTCAAAACTTAGGAGTAATTAAATGTTTTTATCAGAAGAACTCAAACAAAAATGGAGCCCTATTCTAGAGCATCCAGATCTAGACAAGATTAAAGATCCATATAGAAAGGCTGTTACAGCAATGGTTCTTGAGAACCAGTCGCAAGCTATGGCATCTGACCGTGCTAACATGGGCATTCTAAACGAGACAATCTCGTCGCCAGGTCCAGTTAACGCAACAGGCGCAGGTATCTCTAACTTCGATCCAATCCTAATCAGCTTGGTTCGCCGTGCTCTACCTAACCTAATCGCTTATGACGTTGCTGGCGTTCAGCCAATGACAGGTCCTACTGGCCTTATCTTCGCAATGCGCGCTCGTTACTCGGGTCAAGCTGGTACCGAAGCATTCTTCAACGAGGCTAATACTCAGTTCTCTGGTGTTGGTTCGGATACAAACCGTTTCGGTTTTGCAAACAACCTAGTATCTGATACAAGCACAAACCCAGTTGCTTCATTGACTGCTAACGCATTCACATCTGGTATCGGTATGGCTACTGCTACTGGTGAGTATCTAGGTTCGGATAATGGTACTGCAAACACACAGTTTGGTCAGATGGCATTCTCGATTGAGAAAGTTACTGTTACTGCACAGACTCGTGCTCTAAAGGCTGAGTACTCGTTAGAACTCGCACAAGACTTGAAAGCAATTCATGGTCTTGATGCTGAGACAGAACTATCGAATATTCTTTCGACAGAGATTCTTTCTGAGATCAATCGTGAAGTTATTCGTACCATCTATACAGTTGCTAAGCCAGGCGCACAGTTTGGTGTTACAACAACTGGTACATTTGACCTAGACACAGACTCTAACGGTCGTTGGTCGGTTGAGCGTTTCAAAGGCTTGATCTTCCAAATCGAACGTGATGCAAACGTTATCGCTAAAGAGACTCGTCGCGGTAAAGGTAACGTCATGATCGTTTCGTCTGACGTTGCTTCTGCAATGGCAATGGCTGGTGTTCTACAGTACACACCTGCACTTTCGGCTGATCTACAAGTTGATGACACAGGCAATACATTTGCTGGCTTGTTACATGGTCGCATCAAAGTGTACATCGATCCATACTTCGGTGGTTACACAAGCAACCAGGAACTAGTCACAGTTGGTTACAAAGGTACATCGCCTTATGACGCTGGCTTGTTCTATTGCCCATACGTTCCTCTACAAATGGTTCGTGCAGTTGACCAGTTCACATTCCAACCAAAGATTGGATTTAAGACTCGTTACGGCATGGTTGCAAACCCATTTGCGGGCGGTACGAACGTTGATTACGGTCAGTTGTATGCCAAGCGCAATACATACTATCGTATCTTCCGCGTTCAGAACTTAATGTAATTTTGATTAAATCACCATCAGAGTGATTTTAAAGAGGGGCAGAGATGCTCCTCTTTTTTTGTTCTTTAGTCTTGTTACACTTTTATTAAGGAGATCAAAATGTTAGTTCAATTAGAAGTAAATGGTTTATCAGTTTGCGTGACTTTGGATGAAGGCGATAATATTGACGCTGCAATGGAATTGGTTGCACAAATCAAAACATTGGCTGAAGAGTTAGCACTATATGATGACGTTGAAGTTTATATCGCTTCGCCGGATCTTGAAGAAGAAGACTTAGAAGAGTATGAAGAAGAGGAAGAAGAATAATATTTTTTAAAAGGAGTAAATGAAATGGCACAAATGGAAGAAAATGAAGTTGTTGTTACACAAACAACACACACAGTAACAGTTTCTATTGCAACAGAGCAACACGAATTTGATAGTTCAGTTGTCTCAGGTGGCATTAGAGTCAGTCTAGGCGATGCTCGTGTACAGTTTTTATCTCATGCACCATATGAAGTTGTTTTTGCAAATGTTGATGCTGGCGATTATGTCATCACAGCAGTTGCAGTTGATACTAATGGTGTTGCACTAAGTGAACCAATCACAGGATCAGTTTCTATTGCAGCTGATGTACCACAACCTGAAATTACAGAAGTTGTTACACCTAAAGTTGTAATTGATGTGCCTGCTTCGTTGACAGTTACAGTTTCGTAATCATGTTTATTGATTTTGTTAAATGGTTTATCAGTCGTTTTTGTCCAAGAAAAAACAAGATTGATATTCCAGTTTCTATGAAAGTGAAATTCTGATACGGAAGAGGATCTTTTGATCCTCTTTCTCTTTGTAGATAAATAGAGAATAAAAGGAGTTTCTTCTGAATGAATTCTCTACAAGACATCAACAGTCCATCATACTCGACTAAACCAAGCAATACTAATTTAGTTCAACCAACTAAATATATTTTGTCATTTCCAGAGATCAATGATGCTGTATATTTTTGCCAATCAGTAAATGTTCCTGGTGTACAGATGGGTGAAGCAATACACTTCACGCCAAATTTAGACTTGTATGTTCCTGGTACTAAGATGACTTATTCGCCATTTGAAATGACATTTCTGGTGAATGAAGATCTCTCATCCTGGATTCGCATACATAATTGGATACGTGGTATCACTACTGAGATGCAATCGCGTGAGACAACTTACAACAGAACCAATGCAATATTGACTGTTCTATCTGGATTAAATAATCCAAAGATTAGAGTTAAGTTTGATAGAATCTTTCCTACATCACTTTCTGATTTAGAATTTGATACAAAACAATCGGCAGATGAACACATCGTGGCAACAGCAACTTTTCGATATGACTTTTTCGACATAGAGGTACTGTAATATTTGGAGATATAATGAGTGAACTTGAAAATGTAATGAAATCGTGGGATGAAGACAGTATAATTAATCCAACTGAACCTGGCAAAGAATTACTAAAGATACCAGTACTACATAACAAATACGTTAAACTACTAATAAAAAATAAACTATCAGTCAAAAACATTAACTTCGAATATTCTAAACTACGTAGAATTAAAGAAGAATACTATAATGGATCACTTTCACAAGAAGAACTGAATCAGTATGGATGGGAACCATTTCTTCTAAGTCTTAGGACTAAAAATGGCGTAGATAAGTACATAGACTCTGATGAAGAATTGATCAAATTGTTAAAGAGAAAAATGATGGTAGAAGAAACTGTCTTTCTATGTGAATCTATCATAAAAGAATTGAACAGTAGAACGTTTCAATTGAGAGACTATATTTCTTGGGAAAAGTTCATCGGTGGAAACTAAACTCACAGTAATCAGAAAGAATGAAGCATATGTGAAAGTACTGTGTGAAAAAGATATAGCACGAGAACTTTCTGATTACTTCACCTTTACTGTGCCAGGTCATCAATTCACTCCAGCTTTTCGTAAAAGGCAATGGGATGGTAAGATACGTCTTTTTGATTCAAGATCAAACGTAATTACACACGGATTACTCTCTTACATCGAAACTTTCTGTGAAGAAAGATCGATTAAACTTGAGTATGGTGATCCTCGTCCTGATCTACTTGAGAATTACCCTTTAGCTTTAGCTGATAAATTCATCTCTTCTTTGACTGTACAGTCTATGAATAAAGACATATCTGTTCGTGACTACCAGAAAGAAGCATTCGTTCATGCAATTAGGAACAAAAGATCATTATTACTCTCACCTACAGCATCAGGTAAGTCATTAATCATCTACCTAATCATACGTCAGCTTCTGGATTACAAGTGTTCTAAAGGATTAATCATTGTTCCTACTACAGCACTAGTAGAACAGCTTTATTCTGACTTTGAAGATTATTCATCTCTTAACGGGTGGGACGCTAAAACCAGCATACACAGAGTATATCAAGGTAGTGACAAGATGTCAAGCGCTCCTTTGATTATTTCTACTTGGCAATCCCTGTATCAATTACCAAGTGAATACTTTGAAGAATTTGATTTTGTATTGGGTGATGAGGCACATTTATTTAAAGCACAATCTCTTGTTAAAATAATGACTTCTTGCATCAATGCAAAGTACAGAATTGGACTTACTGGTACTCTTGATGGAACGAAGACTCACAAACTGGTACTAGAAGGTTTGTTTGGTCCTGCAAATAAAGTTATTACGACTAAAGAATTGATGGACAACAAACAGTTGGCAGAGTTCTCAATTAAATGTTTGATTCTAAAACATGATGATGAGATATGTAAACTCATGATTGAGAAGTCATATCAAGAAGAAATTGAATACTTGTTTCTATCTGAATCTAGAAATAAGTTTATCAGAAATCTAACAATCTCAATGAAAGGAAATTCATTACTTCTCTTTCAATATGTTGACAAACACGGTAAAGTACTGTATGATATGATCAGAAACGCAGATAATATTGGTGAAAGAAAGGTATTCTTTGTTTATGGTGGAACTGATACAGAAACTCGTGAAGAAATTCGTAAGATTACTGAGACAGAAACAGATTCAATCATAGTCGCCAGTTATGGAACATTCTCGACTGGTGTGAATATTCGTAATCTCCATAATGTTATTTTTGCGTCACCATCAAAGTCTAGAGTTCGCAATCTCCAATCGATTGGACGTGGACTTAGACTTGGTAATAATAAAACAAAAGCAACACTATACGATATAGCTGATGACTTACGATACAAAAATCATATGAACTTCACTCTAAGACACTTTGTTGAAAGAACGAAGATCTATAATGAAGAGAAGTTCACATACAAATTATATAAAATAGGACTGACATATGGAAACAACGATCAAGATTTTCAGACTTAATTGTGGTGATGATATAATCGCAAAAGTTGAAAAGAAAGACAATAAATACAAATTAATACATCCAATTATATTTATGTTAAGGAATGATAACAAAACTGGAAATCAGATTGTAAATATGTCTTTTTGGTTACCTGTTAGTTTGTTAGATAAAAATGAGGCAATTATTCAGAATAGAGACATACTTACCGTGGTTGATCCTTCTGATGATTTTGCTGAATATTATTTGGGTGCTGTTGAAAGTATCAACAGTAGTTTGATGTATTTCAAATCTGATGATGATGGTGAACCATTGACTGAAGAAAATATGATGTCTATTTTGGATTCTATGACTGTTGGTAATAACAATAATTTAATTCACTAACCTCAGGAGATATCATGGAAAAGAAAGAAAGTGGTTCGAA